TTCTGACTCCAACAGTTCAACCAGTGTGACTGCTGCTTCTACTTGCCAGGGGGACGGAACACGCCCAAGGTACCTTCTACGAAAGTAATCAAAATCATGTAGCCCCCGTCGGGCTTCCTCACATAAGTCTTCTTCTTTCAATGCGCCAGGTAAATCTATTGCTTCCATCAAATCCTGGTAAGCAATTTTTTGGATGCCACCCTGGTTAGCCCGCTGGCGTTGAACACCATGTTCGGCTGCTTTGCGGTTTGCTTCTACCGCTTTTGCTTTCTTCAACCAGTTAGAACCTGTGTTGATGTGGATGCCAGCCATCCGTGACGCTTCAGTAATAGATTGCCCCGCAGTTATTGCTGCAAAGAACTTGGCTTTGTCGGCAGGGTTAACTGCTCTTTTAGTCCCCAACAGGACTCCTTAATTAGCGTTTGTTTGTTTTAGATTTGTTTTTAGGTGCAGTTTTTTTAGCCACAACAGCAGCAGCACCAGCAACTTGAACGTCACGAACAGTTTTACCAACCTGGGCTAAAGCACGTCCAGTGGTTACGGAAGCCGTTCTTCCTGCCCGACCAGACTGCTTGTATGCACCCATCAATAGGTTCCCCATACGTGCAGCCTGTTGCGCTTCAGAACCAACTGCTGTTTGTGTTGTCACCTTTGGAGCAGCCGTAGAACGAATCGTTGATTTAACTACATTGCCACCTGCACCAGATTTACCAAGACCACGATATGTAGCCAAACTAGATTCTGCGGTTATAGACCCAACCTTGTTAGATATGGCTTTAGCAATCTGTCCCTTACCTGGCAGAGCAGTCACGGCTAGTGCAGCGTTAATAATGTTTTTAGGTTTAGTAGGTTCAGATAAAGCAAACCCTTGAGCGACAGAAGCACCAGAACCAGCAAACGCACCTTTGTTACCTTTGCCACTCATGCTAGGTATAGACGGACCACCCTTAGCAAGACCTGTGGCTTTCTGTCCTTTAGCAGTAACAGCAGTAGTCGGTTTAACACCGCCCCATGTGACACCTTTAATCTCTGGTGCGTTAGTAATGTTTTTGACAACTTTACCTTTGCTGTTCATGCCACGAGTGTTGTTCTGTTTCATGTTGCAAATAGTAGCAGACATCGTGTAGTATCATGTTGTCATCTGAAAAGAATTCATGGTTGTACACCGTTTGCATGGTGCGGGACGTAAACAGGGAAACCTGGGTAGATGTCCCCTGCAACCAAGAAGTAACCATGACCGTCCTTCCCCTGTTGTGTTAGAGGGACAAGCAAATAAAGAAAAAGAAACTGGTGTCGGCTAAAAGAACTAGCAACGGCGACCATGAACGTAACAGTTCTAAACGGTGGGGGGGACTAAGACCAGACTGTCTAAAGTTCAGGTAGTACACCCTCACTGCGTTCGGGCTAACGCCTCGCTCCGCTCGTTGTTGCCAAGAAGACAGGACATGGACAATACAGATTGCTCCTTCTTCAATGCTGTCTTTTTCTTTTTATCCTTTTTCTTTTTCAATTACTAGCCAGATGGCAGAGAACGTGGCAAGAGTTCAGGTCAACAGTCTCCCCCGCCCCCTAAACCGTAACACGTTTAGATAGACCGCAACCCCCCAACCACAACACCAACCACACCCCAAAAGAGTGAATCCAGGCAAAAGACATATACATATAGCCCCGCCACCCCCACCCTCGGCACAGCCCCAGTTGTGTGACGGATGTCACAGACGAACATGCGTTCGCTGGTGTGACCGACGACACAGACCCGAACATACGTTCGCCCATGTGACAAAAGACACACCCACCCCCGATAGTTGCAGACTACAAACAAACCCGCCGATACTTGCACACTGCAAATAAATACTTGTAGCCTGCAAATAACCGAGCCTTGTGAGAATGGTTCTCATTTCTTGTTAGGTTCTCCTTACTCTTTGTGTTTGGTCGGGCTTACGTGTTGTGTTAGGTTTCCCTTACATTGTTGGGCTTGCGAACAGGTGTTCGGTTTGTTTTATTCGTTGGTTATTTTATACGCTGGTTACTGTTTATGCGTACGTGTGTTCGTATTTGGGGTGTGACATATTTCACATCATTTGGACTTGACAACCGTTGCACGGTAGATTAAGGTGCTTTTCGTAGGTAGTCGTGAGTCTGGGGAATTAGTTGCAGGCTGCAAGTATCTACTGTGACATAGTTCACATAGAAAAGACTTGACAAGTGTTACACGGTAGAGTAAGGTAGTATTCGTAAGGGAAACACTGAACACGTGGATATGTTCCACGTGGAACATATAGAAAGAATGGGACAATGACAAAAAAAGACTATGAACTAATCGCAAAAGCGCTAGAGACAATGGTCACGACATACGCAACTAGAGCCGAAAAAGTAGCGGATGAAAAATATGAAACTACTAGCCGTGCCACTATGGAGGCGCAACTATCGGCGGTATGTTTCACTATTGAACAGTTGGCGCAAGAGTTGGGGGCAGATAATCCCCGATTTAATCGTGCCATCTTTGTTAAGGCTTGCGGACTCAACTAGACCTTAAAAGGTAGCCCCGACGCTTTAGGCGTGCCGTTCAATCGGGATCGGGGGCTATATGTTCCACGTGGAACATATCTAACAAAGGAATGGGGACAATATGACAATGGAAGAAATGCTTAAGGGAATTATAGAGGAACTTGTAAACAAGATTACCGCCAAAGTTATTGAAGAGATCACGGACACATTTACCGATATGTTGAATGACCACAATTTCACGGACAACTCTTCACTAAGTGACTCTATGACGGACATTATTCGCAATGAAGTAGAGGACCTCCTATCGGGGGCGAGCATTAGCCTCTAAGAGGTTCCCCTAGCGCCTAGGGCGTGGCGTTCAATCGCAACTAGGGACTAATGTTCCACGTGGAACATTTACAACAAATACCCAACATAGGAGGGACACTATGAATAGCAATTACACATGGCGCACACGCCAAGAAATAGAAATATGCTCAGACTGCTTACAAGTTTCGTGCAGTGGTGCACCTACATACGAAGGCTACGCCGATAGCGGACACTCTAGCGCATATGCCGCTGGTCTCGCATTGTGGGGAGATGAACCATACCCGATGAACGACGAAGACGAAGGCTCATTCTCTTGGAACTCTTGCGACTTTTGCGGAGAGCCTTTAGGCGGACAACGCTTTACGGCATCACTTATGCAACTACACGTAGAAGAAAGATTAGAGGTATAACAGTGAGAACGATTAAAAAAACTAGGTTCACTGCCCGACCTGTAATGGAAATGCATCGGGCGCTCTTCACGGGGTCACTTGTCGCAACGTGCCCCGAGTGTGGGGCAGTGTGCGCCTATTGGGAGGCAGAAGACTTGACAGAGGACGGGCATCTAATTTGTACGGGATGCGAGGGAGAAGGGTGACAACTGTCACGGTGGAAACGTTACACAATACCGATAGGGTTTAATTGTTGCCTGATCTCTCCCCTACGGGGGAGGGTGACGGGGAGCAATTCGGGCTCCAACTATGAAGGGACAAATAACAATGGCAACACTAACGAAAAAACAACAGAGCGAACAACAGGAGGCACGGGAGACCTTGCGTCAGATGTTCGGGGAACGTGACCGCAAGACGGTCTACACAATTCTCCGCCATGTGTCGGGCTCGGGTATGTCTAGGGATATTTCCCTAAAGATGCTAGACGACGACGGCACACTCAGGGATATCACCTACCTTGCCTGCATTGCTATGGGCGAAAAGTGCAAAGAAAAAAATGGCAACAGGGTTGTAAGGGTCGGGGGTTGCGGTATGGACATGGGTTTCCATGTGGTCTACAACCTCTCATGGTCTCTATACCGTGAGGATGGGGTTGTGAGTGCTGGCTACGTATTGCAACATGAGTGGGCATAGGGGCAGACATGAGTACAGATAAGAAAGTCACGTGCCAATGGTGCGATGGTGTAGATACCTATGAAAGTGGGCACTCACCTATGTGCGTAGAAACACAATACAAATGCCGTGAATGTGGCGGAGAAACATGGGAGGTAGCAAAGTGATACGTGACAATGGTGACGTAGTAGAGGCGCTCCTATGCTTGGGTGCATGGGTGGTGCTAACTATTGCAAGCGTTTGGGCAATGGGAAAAGTAGAAAACATATTCAACAAAATTAAGGAAAGGTCTTAAGACATGAGTACATTTACAAGAATACCCGTATCGGAATTGCCGATAGGTATGGTCATCAAAACAGAAATGTTTGGGGACGACTCAATGACGGTAACCAAGGTGACACATCACAAGAAGATGGGCACCGTGCACGTTGAAGGGACAGACACCAAGACAGGCGAGCCAATGACACTCGGCTTCTTGGATGGTATTGAGTTTATTGTTTAGGACTTAAGGAAGGGTGACTAGCAGGCAGTCGGGTGCAAGCCCCGACCATCCACTACCCCGTAATCAAAGGGACTACGGGCGAAAGCAAATAGGGAGAATAAGAATATGGGTACAAGAAGTGTGGTTGCATTGAAGACAAGCATCGGATGGTTCGGTAGGTACGTGCATTGGGACGGCTACCCTCAGGGCGTAGGCGCTGGCGTGTGGCACATCGTTCAGCGTGACGGGCTAGGTGAAGCAGTGAAGACTCTCATCACGGACAACAAGTCGTGGAGCAGTATCACGGCAAGCCACGAGAAAGATGAAAGCGAGTTCCGTGAGGCGCTCAAGTGGGTCAGTGGTTACGGGTTCGCTCATAACGACAGCACCGAGGACTGGTACATCACCGATGCCGACAACGAGAAAGGCGGAGCGGAGTACGCTTATGTCTTAAGTATGGAGGGCATGGAGATTTTCGTCGTGGACTACGACGGGGGTATCTCGTCTCGTGGTTTCTATCAGTGGGGCGGGACAACACCCGACTTCGTGGTTGAGGCAGAAGCATTGTTCGGAGCGTCAGCATGAACATCAAAAACTGGAGCAGAGGGCTAACTGTTGTCATAGATGGCGAGGCGTTGTTGCTTACGGGCAAGCCAAAGAAAGCAATAGACGGGTCTCACATAGTTTTCGGGATAAATAGTTCGGGCGTAGTGAAATCTCATTACATTAAAAACGAGGACGGAGCGTCAGCATGAAAGAGTACAACGTAACTTTTTACTATTCGGTACGGGTCACAGCAGAGAACGAGGACGACGCAGAGGATATGGCGTGGTCAGCGTTCGGTGAGGCGAACCCTGCAAGCGGTGACGATTTCGTGTGCACAGTGGATGAGATGGAAGAGGAGGCTTAAGACATGAGAGTTACAGCGCAACAAAAGGCATACGCTCACGGGTACGCTCAGTGCTTCGTTGAAAATGGTTTCCCTGAGACCTATGACATGGACTACGAGACATGGTTCGGGTTGGGCGACATAGATTTCAACCTCCACTTTGCCGACGGTCTAGTGGTTGTTGATGCTTACAAAGTAGAAGAAGGCAATACAAGAACGGGAACATTCCAACGGGTGTTTGTAGAGAAGGAGTCTTAAGACATGAGTAAAACATTTTTTAGCAAGGACAGTAGTTACGGTGACGCTACAGATTTAGTCATCATTGACACGACAGACTGGACAGAAGAGGATTGGGACTACGTGGATGACGGGACTTCCGACATCTATGGCAATGCTCTCAGGTGGTTGGATAAGAAAGGCAAGGCTTAAGACATGAGTACTTGCATACATTGTTCACGTACCATCACGGCTACACCTACAGGTTGGGCAGACATGAACGCTAAGGGCGACGACAAGATGTGGCGGTATACCTGCGACGAAAACGGCGAAGACCTCAGAGCAGAACACGAAACCGACTATTCAACATTCAACAAACAGGAGACAACAACATGAAAACAAAAGTAACATTAACGATTGAACACCCCGACGATGCACCTATCCATTGGTTCATGGAGTACACACTTCAGCAATACATACGAGAGGTCAATGCCGACGTAGAAGATGGATGGTCTATCACGATAGGAGACAGCGATGAGTAAGGTCAGCCCCGACCATCCGTCTGTCTTAAGTACGGACATCATCACGCTTACGGTGGATGAGTTCATCCAAAAGTTCAAGCCGATACCTAACCACATTTATCACGATGCTGGCTGTACTGGCTGGACAGACAACGACGAAGATAACGGTGTGATGTTTGAGCCATACGGGAAAGAGAAAGAGTTTGTGTTCTCGCAACCGAAGAACCTCGTGTGGTCATACGTGGACGGGCAGAACAACGGTATGTATATCACCAATACTTTCGTGGATTGGATGACCCCGATTGGCTACTTCGTGTGCACTGTACCGTACAACATCGCTTCAGATATCCAAGTGGTCATCACACCCGACTGCTTGGAAGGATGCACATGCGAGGCATACTGCTCAGGAAAGTAAAAGAACAAGATGTCTGTCTTAAGAAACAACCACCACGACAGCATTGGGTAATCATCCGAATGATCCACCCCATGCTTACCCGTTCACGGGGCTACTACAAAATCCATGTGAACAAAGTGTGGTGCTGGACAGACCACAAAGATAAAGCAACCACATTCCCTTCGTTAAAAGAAGCGGAGATGTGTGCAGTAGGAAGCGACCTTAACCGCTATACTGCCTACAAGATTGAGAGGCTCTAGCCGTCCCTGCTAGAATCCTTTCATAGAAGTCCTCGCTAGGTTCGTCCCCTTCCCTAGCGGGGACTTCGCCTTTTCCATTCACGGTCAGCGATCAGGACACGGCGCTCCGTTGGTGTTAGTCCACCCCACATGCCGTCATGTTGGAATGTATCTACTTCGTACTTAAGTTGCGACTCTAAACATTCAATGCTCACGGGGCACCGATCACAGTACGTTTTTGCTTCAGCGTAGAGGGCTACGAGTTTGCCTTTACAGTCACCTTTCTTGGTGTCGGGAAAGAAGATGTGATGCCCGACTCCTTGACACGCTGCGTCTTCGCCCCACCATCTACGTCGCTGCATTATCGTTTCCGTTTCTTTGCTGGTGGTTTACCGCTTAATACTTTCTTATGACAGGAGCAGTCACACCCCACCACTTGTTCGGCTTTCCAAGTGGTGAGGGCTAACGTGACTGTCCCGCAATGGTCGCAAATGTTCACAAACCTTGGTTCGTTCTGCGCCATAGCGACGGTGAATGGTTCTCTTCTACCTCTGTCTTATGTTCGGAAGATGAATAGAGCCTGAGGATGTGGATGCACGGGTCATCGCCATCTTCGTACTGTTCGTCTTCGTTCGCTGACGTTGGTATCCCGTCATGGGTGGAGCAGATGGGTGCACCAACGAAACCGTTGATGATGCCTGCTTCCATCCACAGGTCAAAAGATATTTTTGTCCAGTCCATCAGAAGTCATCGTCTGTGAAGATGCTTGCTGATGGGAACGCTTTAGTGATGGTGTTCATCGTCTTGCTTGTTTGGTCTGCCATGACGACAGTCCAACGCATTGAGAACGCTACTTCGTCGGCAATTACTTTGGTGCTTTTGCCTTTGGTGCCGTCCTTCTTGGTGTACTCATCTGTTTCCATGCGACCAGTAACAATCACGCTGTCACCTTTTTTGATGGATGATGCTACGTTCTCGGCAAGTTGTCCGAACACGGTGATGTTGTGGAACGTCACCTTTTTCTTTTCGTCTTTGCCGTATGAGTCTGCGACGCTGAACGACAGGACGTTAAGTCCCGATGTTGTTACCCGCATTTCAGGTTCTTGGCTCACGTTGCCGTGAATGGTGATGTGGTTACTCATTTGATTCCCCTTTCAGGGTTAGTTGTTTTGTTTTGTTTGCTGCCTTACGACAGACATGGGTTGGTGGTGCTGATGGTCGCACATGGAGGGTGACCCCGACATGGCAAGAGTTACAGATCCACTCTGATCTTTTCTTTGTAGTCTTTGTTTCTTTTCTTACGACAGGTGTGGCAGTCTCGCCGTCCGTCTGCGTAGAAATAGGTGTTCGCTTCGTCATACAGATGTCCTTCACTGCATTTGTTTTTGTTTTGATTATGGTGTCTGCCCCGTGCAACGGTGTCTTGGCAGTTTTCTTTTTGTGTACCTGCTTGTAGATGAAACGGGTTGACGCATCGTGGGTTATCACACTTGTGTCTTACGACTTCAGGGTAGTAACCGTATGTGATGTAGAAACTAAAGCGGTGTGCTGCTTTGTTCTTCCCTTTGTGATGGAAGTTTCCGTAGCCTTCGTGGTTCTGTGTTGCTGTCCACCACCAGCATTTTAGCGGGTGAGTGTGGGCAACTTTTTTCCAGAACCTTTCCAAGTCTTTGTGTTCCACTGTCTCCATTGGTTACCACCATGTGTTAGCGAGTAGTCGTATAGTTCTTTCGCTGCTTTTAGGTTAGTGAATGGGTCTAGCAGATCGGAGGATTTGCGTACCAATTTCTTGTTTCTTAAGTAAGTAATCCAAGAGTAGTTGTTGATCTGGGTGAGTCCATAATCCGATGACCAGACTGTCCCATCTGTTCTACGGTTGTGCCCTATGGACTTGGGGTTGCATCGGGACTCACGGTAAATGATGTAGTCCAGTGTCGGCAGGTCTTTCTTTTTGAAGCCCACCTGCAAGGCTAGTGCCATTGCTTTCGGACATTTGAATCCGTTAGAGGCGATTGTAGGGGTGGATAAGAGGAATGTTGGAGCAGCGATTAGGGCTGCGATTAGGGGGGTCAGAGTGCGTTTCCGCATGGTGGCTCCTTTCATAGACGGCAAGGGTTAGTTTGTTCCCATAGACCTCCAAGTGTTAAACGGATTAGATGAGTCTAGCAGGCAAACGAGAGATGACACACCTAGCAAGTGGCACCTCAATGAAGCGTTCACTGGCTGTGTATTTGGTTTGCTTACTTACGACAGGACTAGCAGCCACGATGGTGCCAGTAGTAACAAGAACAAGAGAGCGTTCATTGTTCAGCATTGTGAAATAACTATTAGGTGTAGCGAACTTTAATTTGCGAGCAGAGAAATGAACAGCATCAAAAGGGAACTTGTCGCCTTTCCAATTGTGTTTCACTTCCACTTCAAATGAGAACGGCTCACCGTTTAACCGTGCAAGAACATCAATGCCGTACTGATCGGGGTTGACCCAAGCATTGAACCCTCTGCGTTCTAACCATTCAATGACATCATGCTTGGCGTTGTCATCAGCGCCGTACATTTGTGCATCAAATGGTTTATGATTCTTCGTCATCCTTGTCACACTCGCATATCTCTAGCGACCAATGACAATCGTCACAACATTCATCACATTCGTTTTGTGCTATCTCGCTGCCACATTCGCACCACTCATCGCCACAGCAATAGTCGCACGGTGACTCGCTTCGTGAATTGCATTTGCATCCCATCAGTAACCTGCTTCCTTAAGTAAGTCAACGAGTTGGCACACGGGCATGATGGCATACCAGTCTTTCACCTTGGTGGTGCCCCGACGCTTCGCAATTACAGCGCCAGTACCAGCATCAGCGTTAATCATTTCGTCTTCCAGTTCTTTTAACCATGCAGACAGGGTAATCTTGGCGTGGTCTTTCACTTCAAACACGATAGGTCCACACCCTGTGATGTCACCCTTATCAAGGTTGCCATGCAATGCACGACGTTCAGCGTAAGGGAACCCATTATCTTTCAGGTAGTTAACAACTGCTGTCTCTGCTGCTGTGCCTTTTTGTTTTGCTTTTGACATTGGTACCTCTCCGAAAACTGCTCGCTCTAGCGGGTCGCTAAAACGTTTCACTAAATCTAGTTCGGCTTTACTCATAGCCCATCTTTCTGATTCTCGTATTCAGCAAGGGCGTATTCAACTTTGCCTAACTCACGAGCCAATACTTCTGCCGTTCTACGCCAGCGTGAAATGTCTAACAGTAAAGCATTTACGTCTTTCAGCATGTTGTATGCACCGTTAGCCTGTTTAATTAACTGACCTAGTTCGTACTGATGAATACGCACGTACCCATCTTTGTCCATGTCAGGGTAGTAATCACCGATTCTTATTTCGTTGCTCATTCTTTTTCTCCTTGTCCCATAAATCTTGGAACCATAAGTCACCGTAAACTTCCCAAGGGTGCTTGCCCATGCTGATACAAAAACGGTCAGCCCACCCGATAGTCACACCAGTCTCGCCATAAGTTTTCTCTAACCGAGCCTTATTAGTTTTCTTGCTCTCGTCTAGGCAAGCGAGGATGGGTGCTAACGGTAAACGTGGGCGTGGACGGTAACGGGTGGCATTGTATTTGCTACCTACTTCTTTGCATAGGTCACAACGACATCCATCTCGTTTGTATGTGTTTAGTTTCCCATGTCTTAAGTTCAAAACGGTTGTGGCTCCATCGCTTTGTACGCCTCACGGTTGAGCAGGCGACGGAACAACTCTGAACGGGAACACTTCTCATGTTCGCATAGCATCTCAATGTATTGGAGTTGCTTGCTGGTAAGTCGTAGCCCAACGATTTTAACTGATGGTTCAAGCGAGTCGGGGTCAACGGTTCGTTTGTTAGCCATCATGCACCTTCCTTAAACTCTTTGAGTTCTTTGAACGCTGCACGTAGGGCAGGAATGTCGGAGTCTTTGATGTCGCCGTTCCAATCCAAGCCTGCGTTCTGTGCCATGACTTCTGGTGCGATGCCTGCCTTAGCGCAAGCAGCCTGTAGTTGCTGGCGTTGCTCGTTACTAATGAACCCGTCTGTTGCTGGCTCAGGCTTAGGTGCTGCCTTAGGTACGGGCTTGTTGGTTGGTGTTGGACTAGGGCTATTCTCCAAGTCCTCCCATTCGGATTTTGCCCAAAGGCTGGTTGCGAATCCGAAACGCATACTTGCGTTCCTGAGAAAATCGCTCACAAGTTCCTTGTCCCGATCGGGTTTGTTCGCTTCAACTGAACCAACACCCAGCCGTGCTTGTCCTAAGACAGTGAGTTCGCCCCACATGGTAGCCATGCCGTTCTCAACATGGATAGCAGGTCGCCCGTCTTTCCATTCAATCGGTACCCAACGCCAGTTCGGGTCGGTTTCAATCAAAAATTTTGTGATGTCAGCGTGACCGACAAAATCCAAATGGATTGTCCCACCAGTTTTTGTTTTGCGTGGCAACTTGCCGACAATTTTCGGGTCAGGCACCCCATACTTAGTGAGGATGTTTGATAGTGCTTGCTTATTATCTTCCATTATCTAGCCCCTTTCAAGAGCAATGTACGTGTTGTTGTTTGTCGTGAGAATTCTTTTGCAATGTCAGGGCAGGCTGCTTTGAACGCCTTGATGTCAAGGCTGTCCCTCGTCTGTCCCTTCCAAGTCGCAACGACTGTACCGTTAACGGTACCAGTATCAGCGTCGCCAAGCAACTCGCAAAGTTCTGCTTTTAATTGATCTTCAAGTTCCTGATAGGACTTAAGTTCTGCTTTAACGTGCTTAAGTCGTGCAACAAGTTCAGTTGCGTCGGAGGGTAACTCAACTGTACGTGCCTCAGGTTTAGCGTAACGGCGGTTAATCGTTTCGTATGACCACTTGACTCCTGCTGGTGTCATGTCCATGTCAATAGCGTTCAACCAAAGTTCTACTGCCTTGATGTGCTCTTGCTTCTCAGCGTCAGGCACAGGCTGTACGTGCAGGTGAAGCGACAACGACGGGTCAAAGACTGCCCATGTCACCTCATCTACGTCAGCACAGATGGCTTGCTGTACACCTTGGATACGCCAGTAGTCAGGCAGTTGCCCCTCCCAAGGACGGGTAGTGGTTTTGATTTCCAGCACCTTACGGATGTCACCGTCCTCGTGGAAGCCGTCAAGGGTGGACACCATACGTGCACCACCGTCTGTGTTGACCACAAACATTTCTTCGGGTGTATCAAAGGTGATACCAAGTTTGTCGGCTGCCCATTCCAACACGAATGGTTCAAGACGGTTGCCTCGTTCCATTGCAGGGTTGGGTGGGATGGGTACAGGTGCAACGTCACTGAGCAGTTCTGCTGCGTAGGTGTCTCTCGGCACGAACGGGTGCAAGTCGTAGATTGCTGCGACTGCTGATGCACTCACACGCTTGTTCCCTTGTTCGTCACGGAACCTGATGTTCAACCAGTCTTGGCTGCCGTGTTCAGGTTTTGATATTCGGTATCGTTGAAGACTCATGTCTCCCCTTTCGTTGTTATACGTTTCAGGGGAGAGAGTACAGAAGGGGTGTTACATTGTCAAGGGGTTTGTGCGTGGTGTGAGAAAAGTCACACTCCTGCTCATTGACACAGGAATAAAAATTACGTGGTCAACGAAACCATCGGGGCTAACAGACTGTGCGATAGTCAAATGTTCTTTCTTCCCACCCTCGGTTGGTGGTATCAAAAGTCCTACCGTTTCAACAATGTGCTCACCGCTATCTTCATCTTCCAACAAAGACCAGTGACCTTCGCCCGCATGAGCGTCAGCCCATCGGACACAAACCATTTCAAACGTAGTCTCATTCTGTTCCATGTTCCTCTGCTCCCTCTTGTTTGCAGACGGGGCAATAGCGACCTTCGCTGGCTGTCCAAGCGGTGTCGCAATCAAGGCAGTAGTACAAAACTGGCATGATTTCAGCCTACCTTACGCTGCTTGGCGTACCTTTTGCATGGCGTGAATGAACGCATCAAGCCTGTCAACTGATTCTAATAGGCGGGTTTGCTCATCACCATGAGCGACTACACGGGTGAGAAAATGGCGGATGTCTTGGAGCGTTTCAATGGTCATAAGACCAGCCACTCTACACCCTAGACATCACCTTTGAGGTGGTCGTCAATATGGTTGTCTAACTTTGTTTCAATCCTGTTAAGACTGTCAGCAACTACCGCATGGTCGTTACGGTTTTCCTTTCTTAAGCCCTGAACTAAGGCTGCAAGGACACCACCAATGGCTGCGATAGAGGCGACAACGATTGCTTCGTTCACTCGTACATCTGCCAGTCTTCAGATTGTGTACGGTGCAACACTTCAAAGATGCCGATAGCGACAGCGAACACAAGCACACCGAACGCTGCGATAGATGCAAGACCCCTAATCATTTTCCATCAACCATTTCAATACTAGATGAATAGCAACAAGACCAACAGCAGAGAACCCGACGAAAGCAAGGAAGCCCATCGTTATCCTGCGAACTGCCAATGCCAGATTTCAAACTCCCGACTAGAAGGGTCATCTGATTGTAGATAGAAACCGAAATCGGGTGCGTTAGCGCACATCCATTCGGCACCCTTCTTGTCTGATGCAAGAGCAACAAGTTTCCCTTTACGTTCTACACCAACGTCAATAGCCAAACCGAAACCGTGATTTGATTTGCCTGGGGTTGAGCACGGTGAGAACCCGTTACGTAGCAACCATGTTTGGTTCTCATATGTACGCTTGACACGTTGGGTATCCAAAAGAATACCTTTCTTCTTATCCTTCCAGTCACGGTCTTCAGCAGGACGGTAACGTTCTTTGAACAAACCTAACTGTGCTTCAAAGGAACGGTAGTCACCCACGTTGCGGAGTTTGTGACCTGCTGCAAGGGCTGCGTCATACAGTTCATTGAACTTTGCTGCAACAGGCGTATACATTTTCCCGCCACATTTCACAGAAGCAAGCATCGCTGGCTTGAGTTTGCCGTTGCCAAGTTTTTCTATCTCGGCAGGTACAACAAGTTTCTTGTAAGGGTATTTCATTCGTCTTCTTTCAGTTCAATAGCGATGAGAATAGCAGTACAAGTAAGCAAAATACCTGTGATACCGAGGGCTTGGGTACGGGTGTCGCCCGACAAAGTGATGATGATGTATGCGCTGGAACAAGCAGCCACAATCAGGGTGCAGAGGGAGGCAAGGTACTTACGCATAGGTAGAGATTATCACTTTCTTCTTGGGGCGATTACTGGCATGGCTGTGAGCACAGCCCCAATAACCACAAGGGTGCGACGTTCCCCCACATTGACGGTTGACCCCACAGGGGTGTAGTTATCTAACCCCCC